GTCTATTCCGTTTGCCGTTCCAATACGATTAAGGACCGTGCTGATGTCATCAAGGCCAAAACTTTCCTGCAAAACACCAAGAGCTGCGTCCGTTCCACGACTCAGTCGAACGTTGCCTTGGCTGCCAAGGAAAAACGTCATCAGCTAATGACTTCAGTAAAGTGCCCGTCAATTGTAAAATTAATGGGAACTACAGACAACTCTCCAGTTGAAACAGAAACGCTTGCAGAAGTAATGTAAGCATTAAATTTAATGTCGTCTGCATTGCCGGTGCCGACATTTAGCTCAAGAGCTACGCGATCGGCTGCGTTAACAGAATCTACTTTCATAACTTTACTCAATAATTCAGTAAATTGAGTGTTGGTCGCGCTTTCTCCAGATTCAAGCTTGTAATACATCAAGGTCGCACTGCCCGTTGCGCCACTCACTCCAGGCGTAAAGGTGTTTACGCTGCTGGAAATATCGTTGGTACTCAAAAGCTCTACCGTGGTCTCAATAGACCAATCACGGATTTTAGCTACAGGCTTGCCGCCAAAAACCAGCGAGCCTGTACGTCCGGTGTAAAAGGCCATCGCTTCGCTGGGCTTAGAACATTGCTTTCATACTAGCTTACCTCAAACTTGCTGGGCCTAAAGTCGGCGACATAAGCGCGATCTTCATCGTCACAAGGATACTCGATAGCTCTTACGGTTACTTCACCTTCTTGGTCCATTTCCACTTCCGTAATCCGGAACACACGTTTTTGTCCTGAAGCAATCCCCATCACGTATAGATCTCTTGTTCTCCCTCTGAGCTGGGAGGCAACTCCGCCCGACACTGCTACTGAGTTTCTGACTTGAACTTTGCTGGTGTCTCGATCATAAACTAAAAAATTGTAAGTTCCGTCGGGGATTTTGTCTCGCAATGGCGAATTTAAGACCCCATCCGTACCAATAACGCCAGAAGAGGTTCTCTCCCAGTTGGCAAGGCCAATGTCCACATAGATAAACGCGCCAGGTTCAATCGGATTAACTGACGGAAAAGTCTTAAACTCAATGCCGCGTCTGATGAACCTACGCTGATTAACAAGCATTTTGCCAAACAAAATAGCCTGTTGCTTGGTTGTAATGAAGCTACTTGCGTCAAAAGTTTCTCTAATTATTTTTTCGCTGTTAACGCTAGCTTGTTTTCTTGCAACTCGGACTGTCCTCTTGCGTTGGAAGACTGCTTTTGAAAACTCTTCTCTGTAAACAACAGTTGCAATAAGGTCTTGGGTACTTGCTCCATAATCTAAAAACTCTTCCTTGTAAGAGTCTTGAAGAATATTGCCTGTCGTAAATAGCCCGGCAATTGTCATAGAAATAGGACGGCCATCATCTTCGGCTGCTTTTCCACCATTGAGTGTAGGCAGCACAGGAACTAAAGTTTCTCTGCCGTTTTTTCTAGCGAACTCAAGCAAGCTGAAAGGGGCACTGTTAACCCAAAACTCACGCCAAGACGAATTATCAGCAATCACACAGTCCATAAACAATCGAACTTTTGATGGCGTCTCACCGTCTTCAGGATGAGCGGGCAGGTTGTTGTTCTTGCAGAAAGCCTTAGCAAGCTTAAGGCTGTCTTGATCCAAAACAAAAGTTGGCGCGTATTTGCCAATTCCGTTTACTTTGTCAAGAACAGTATCTACAAAAATATCAGGTGCATAGCTGGTGCTTAAACTTGGATGTTGCTGGGTAAAGTCTTCGACCTTGTAACTTTTCTTGCCTTCTTCTACAAACGTGGTCACGTTTCGCAAATCCTGAATATTTCGACCAGCAAAAAGACTCAATGCAAGCACCGAAAGATCTTTGTAAACTCGATCTGTATCTTGCATCTGCTGCTCGCTCACAGCCGTTAATGACATCTCCGGTCCATTCTCAAAGCTAAATTGGACTTGCGTATCAGTGTTGACTGAGAATACGTCCCACTCATTTGTAAGCTTAGGGCCACGTTCTTCAAGGTTGGGCCAACCGTCTCTGTTAGCCGCTCGACTCTCTGCACCGTGATACCAAACCCTCCCAGAGTCACTGTTGTTGCTGGTAGATCTTATCGTTTCATTGCTATCTAAGATTGCAAATGTACTTTGGCCGTTTAATCTGATTTCAGAAGCTACGTCATAAACAGGATCAATCTTGAAAGAGTATTTATCGCGGGTTGGCGCTCGAAAATTAAAATCGGTGTACGCATCGCTTTCTGAAGATTGACGCAGCACAAAAAGAACCTTGTGTACTTCCCATTTGTTTTCTGATGCTTTCTTGTAGGAAAATCTAAAAAAAGCTTGGCGTCCATGTATGCCGTTGTCACCTCTTGAATATTTTTTGGATGCTTTTGTTTCACCATACTTTTTCTGACGGCCAGAAATTCGCCTAAACAACCTCGACTTAATCGAAAACTTAACTTGATCGACCTCGCTTATTGTTTCATAGCTGGCCGAATCTGATTTTACTAAAGCTTTAACAAAGAAGTTATTGTCGGCTTGCGCGATGCAGTCTTCCCAGTTCTCTAAGAAATGGTCAATTGCACGTTTAGCGTGATTTTTTTGCGCTTTAATACGGTCAAATTCTCTTCCTGCTGCATTGACAGCGTCTTCGTCAACAATCTTGTTGCCTCTTGGACGATTATTTAGTAGCTCGTTCATTTGCTTAAGTCCGCCAAAGCCGTACCTATTTACACCACCCTCGTCAATTGGGGCAAGAGTGTAAAAGGCACCTGCTTGGTTTCGCAGTTGCCGAACCACCGGTTTTCTAGCCCTGGCCTTGATATCTTGACGCCTACTTTGAATCTCATCTTTTACATTAGAAAGTTTTCTCTCGATTCTTAAGGCTGACTTCCTTAGTGACAGGCCCCCTGTCTTGTTGTCTCTGAGCTGATCCCAGCTAGGAACTCTGCGTACATCTCCCTGGGTGTTCTGGTCAAAAGCACTTTCCTTAAGTCTTTTTGACTTCTTAAGATCTTTATCAACTCTTGCTTTAATGTTATCTAATTTATTTTTTAATGTATCTAAATCGCTAAGCAGCTGACCCAAGCGACCCGGCCTCATATCATCCTTGTCGGCTTTAATTGCTGCTAAAATACCGGACCTTAACCCTCTGTTCTGACCATTTACCTGAATTACGTCTAGCCAGTCGTCTGACTTATCATGATCTCCAGCCTCAACTTCTTCAATCACCTGTTGTGCTTTTGCGCGATCACTCTCTAACTCTTTTAAAACGTTTGCAGCGTTCATGGTTGGCGGGTCATCCATGAATTGACGCTCTAATTCTTTTGTATATTCAATTGAACCCGCAGGATCAATTGTTTCAGACTTGTTTTGATCAAGTACGTTTTTCCACTTAACTTTACGTTTACTGTCAAAATTATAGTCAACTTTGCAGCCGCCCAGCTGATAAGTGTTTTTAAATTTTGTCCTTACATATTGCCGCCGATTTGATTCTTTTTCTTTCTCTTTTTCGGTAGCAAACAAATCTTGAAAATCTTTCTCAAGCTTAGTAGGCGGATCAGGGACTTCCTCTTCATCTTCCGTCTCATTTTTTATTATACTTAAATGCTTTTCTAGTTTCTTTTTCTCGTCTTCGCTACCTTCTTGTACAGGGCTTTTTCTGTCGTAAGGAGCAGAAGGGCAAATCCCGTCTTCTATGCACGTAAATGTTGCGTTAACGTCTTTGTAGTCAGGATCTTTTGAGTCGCCAAAACTGGTCAAGCGGAACTTGGCGGAACCCAGCATATAGGTGCTGCCAAAGTCCAAAGCATTTACTGCCTGACGACGAAAATTAAGAGCTAAAGGTGACACATTGCTGTCGCCCTCGCTGAAGCTTTTAGACTGAAACCTGACCTGAATTGTATCGTTTTTGTTATACGCGTAATCTGAGCGCTTCCAATCATTTTTTT